CAAAAGAATAGACTCTATGACTTAGTTGCTATGGATACTGTATCTGATCCAGACTTTTTAAAGATTACGGCGTTAAGAGACGCTAATATCGATTGGACAGATTTACAGAAGGCAGCTAAGGCTCAGAACATGGTATCATTCTATGGTGCAGGTAAAGCCACTCAAGCCGCTAATATTGAAGCTAAATTTGCCTCTGTGTTAGAGAAAAAGGGCTATACAGTAGTTACGCGAGAGGAATTAAGAGACGTAACAAATACAATTGATAAATCAATTAAAGAAGCAGAAAAGCTTGGCGCTGATAATGTAGCGCTAGGTTTAAGACAATTAAAACGTGAACTAAACGAAGTAGTAGAAGGAGAAGCCCCTGTGGGGAATGAACTTTTACAACAGGCTCGTGACGTTCACCCTGATGTTGAAGTCTTTGTCGATAAGTTAATGAGTGTACGTAAAGGTCTTGTGGGTCCACAGGACTTCAAAGCAGTATCCGAGATCATGTCTCGTAAGCTGGCTGAACGTGCTCCCGTAACTCAAAAATTCGTACAATTCTGGAAAATAGCTGCTAAGGCTTACGTCGATGAAACTCAGAAGGTTGACATACCTTGGGTTACATTTGATGGGAAGACCCTTTACCAGAGATACAGACCAAAATTACAAACAGCCATTGAGTTCTATGATCCAAAGGCTGGACGTATGGTTCGTAACATTTACGAGGATCGTGCAGAAGACGGAAAATTATTAGGTAAGGCAAGTCTAATGAGAGCAGGTATTGGTATGGGCGTTAATGGCAACCATATGAATGATGCTTCGATTGTTCGGCAGTTCCATTTATGGGGACGACGTAGTGGTGTAGAAACTGCAACAATCCATGACGCCTTCTTTACAAATATTGGCGATGCAGCAAAAGCCAAGGCTGCGCTAAGAGAAATCTATGCGGATGCCTTAGAAGGTAATACTATTGAAGAAACGTTAAAGGCTTTGCGTAAGGAGGGACTATCCCAAGAAACTTACAATAAGCTTCGTCAACAAGCAATCGAGGACGGCTTGATAAATCCTCCCAACAAGATTACGCGAAAAGATGTGCTAGCTCCTATCCCGAGTGGAATGGATTGGTACGGTATTGGTCCGTAATTCATTTTAAGTTTGTAACTTAATTTTAATTTAAATGGCTGTGCCAGAAGGAAATAAGATAATATGAAAGTAGATAAGTTCGGAAATAAAGAATTCCTAGAAGATGGAACTACCCCAAACCCTGAATTCCAGGCAGATCAGGTTGTAGATCCTACAAATAAAGAGGCTGAAGACATGATCAATCGTGTCGTTGAAGAGCGTCTTGCTAAAATCAAAGCTAGTCTTGACAAGGCTTACCAAGAGCGTGATAATGCTGTTCGTGAACGCGTTAAACTCGAAGAAGAAAGAAAGCAAGCTAAGATTAAACTTCTAGAAGAAGAAGGTAAGCATAAAGAAGTTGCTGAGATGAAACTCGCAGAGCTTCAAGAAAAGCTTGCTTTAGCCGAATCTAAAGTAACTGAACTCACTCGTGATAGTGCGGTTCGAAATGCGTTAACCGGACTAGATTTCCGTAACGAGCGATCAAGCCAAATGGCTTATCGTGATATCATCGATCAGCTTATTCAAGATCCTGAGACTGGTGCCTGGATCCATAAGTCCGGTGTATCAATTAAAGACTTTGTAACACAATTTGCCAAGCACGAAGATAATTCGTTCCTATTTAAGCCCAAGACTAATTCTGGTGGTGGTAATGGTGGCATGAGTGGTACTCCAAAACTCGACCCAAATAAAAAGATTTCTGAAATGTCAACAGAAGAAATGCTACAACTAGCAGCAGCTGGCAAATTAGGAAACTTCTCACTCTAATAATAGGAGATATAAAAAATGATTAACCATACAATGTTCCAGAACGTAGCTCTAGCTATTTCTGCCTACACCGACGAAATGTACACCACAGCTAAGAAGCTAAATGGTACTGCTATCGTTGGTAATGATGCCCGTATTGACCCCAACGGCGAAAGCTTCACTGGTCAGCTACGCTGGTACAAGCCCCTAGCTGCTAATATTAACGTAGCTAGCCTCTCAAGCGCCGCTGAAGGTGCTTACACCGATGTATCAACCGAAATCGCTGATTACATTAAGACTGTCCGTACATTCGGCGCTCAACAAATCAATCTACAGCAAATCATTTCACAGCAAGACGGTCTAGCCAAAATTGCTCGTGACTTTGCTGAAGTTCGTTCACAAGACGAGTCTGATGCTCTAGTAGCCATCCTAAAGGGCGTAGCCGCTTACGAAGTAGGTCGTGGCGCTGGTATGGTTTCATTTGACAGTGATGCCGACAATGGTAGCACTGGTCTATTCGTAGACATCAACGCTGCTGGTACCTTCGGTGCCGCCGCTACTGGTTCAAGCGATGCTCGTAAACTATTTGATGCTACCGCTATCGGCGCTGCCCGTGGTGAGCGTCTATTCAAGGCCATTGGTATGGCTTTCAAGGACTATGAGCCTGATTTCATGTACATGATCACTTCACCTGAGCAACTAGCTGAACTACGTGCTGCTAACCTAGTAGACACTACTACAGTTACTGACGGTAACCTAACTTTCCAAACTGTATTTGGTGGCAAGTTCCGTCTAATCCTCAGCCGTGTAGCTCAAGGTAACCTAGCTGCTAGCGCTAACGTAAATGACCAGTCTACCAAGACTACATTCATCGTTAAGCCTGGTGCTATTAGCTTCTCACCCATCGCTGTACCTACTCCTGTTGAAGTTGAGCGTGATGCTGCTTCATACACTGGTGGTGGTTCAACCAACGTTTGGTATCGTTACGGTTTCGTAATGCATCCCGCTGGTTACGACTGGGCTGGTTCAACAAGCGCCTTTGCTACCAACGCTGCCTACGGTACTGCTGGTTCATGGGCACGTAAGATGAACGCTCTAAACCTAAGCGTACTACCTATTCTCCACGCATAATCCATTAGGAGGAACTGATGGCACTAGAACAAGGTATTAATTGTTATGTGTCTCCTGACGAAGCTGAAGAGTACTTTGAAACAAGACTCGACTCATCTGCATGGCACAATGTAGATGATGAAGACAAGGAGAGCGCATTAGTCACGGCAACTCTGATTCTTGACGAAAATCAATTCATTGGTGTTGCTGTCAGTTCCGATCAAAGTCTTGCATGGCCTCGTAGTGGGGCTGTGTATTTCGAACCTAGATTAAATCTATGGGTTGAGATTCCAGAAGATGAGTATCCTACAAGACTCAAAAAGGCAACTTATGAGTTAGCGTATCATCTTCTGGCTAATGAGAATCTATTAGACGGTCAATCACAAACGTTTGAAGAAATTACTGTTGGTACTATTACTCTTAAAGACAGTAATTCCGATGTAGCACGTACACCCGTTGTGCCTAATTTAGCTCGTAAGCTAATTAAGCCTCTTCTTGTAGAGGGCGCTAATTCACGTTCATGGTGGAGGGCTAACTAATGTCTCTCAAAACAAAAGTAAAACGATCTGTAGACAAGGCTTTTGAGAAGCTAAAAGATCTTTCAGTTTCAGCTACTTTTGACAACAGACTTGTTAGTGATTTTGATTTTGGTACTGGAGAAACAGTACAAGACGAGGATAGTTATTCTACATTTGGCTTTTTGGGTAGTTCTAAGAGGTATGCAGATGGTAGCGTAATTACTACAGTCACATTAACAATCAGAAATGATCCAGAAATTGTTTTTGATAGATATTCACAGGTTACTATCGATGACGTTACTTACAATTGTAGCGTAGTGTCACGAGATGCATTCATTGTTGTTCTCTCATTATCAGGAGGATAATATGTATACCGCATTAAAAGATGATATCTATGGAGTTTTTAACTCAAATGCATGGAAGTTAACTGGCTATAAAGCCTATCCAACTAACTATGCAGGTAAAATTGACACGACTAAACCATTTATCAGAGTTAGTATTTTAACAGGTAAAGCTAACTTAGAAGCCCATGGTTTCAAAAAGTCATTTTCTGGACTTTTAATTCTTTCAGTCTTTGTCAAAGCAGGTGATGGAGATAAAACACTCTACTCAATTGCAGACACACTCGATTCCTTTTTCGAAGGTAAGACTTTAACAAATGGAACACAATTTGGACCAAGTACATTCGCTACTTTAGGTCTCGATCCCGCTGATAATACACTATATCGCGGTGATTACTCAATAACATTTAAATCGTATGGAGATTAAATAAAATGGCACACATTTCTTCACTTGGCGCTGGTATCTACTCTGCTCTAGTAGTAAACACCACCCCTATTACTGATATCACTACTGTTGACACAACTGCTGAACTAGTTAGCAAGTTTGCTTCAACACAAACCACTGTTAAGGAAATCAAGAACGTTCGCGAATTCCCTCAGATTGGTACTCCCGCTAACGTTGTTAACGTACCTGTATATGGTCAAAAGAACTCAAGCCAGATTCAAGGTCAGGCTGATGCTCCTACACTAGAAGTTACAATTAACTACGTACCTGCTGACTGGGATCCTACTGTAACTGGCGGCTTAGGTAAGCTAGTTGGTGATGGTAACCTATACGCATTCCAATTCTCACTATTAAACGCTAAACCCGCTGGTCTAACAACCACAGCTGGCGCTTCAGGTCTAGGCGGTACTACTGCTTCTCCTGTTGAGAATTCAAACTTCTATTTCGTTGGTAAACTTGCTGCTCTACTCGTTAGCCCTCAGCTAACAGATGCTAACCAAGCTACTCTAACAATTACCATTCAAGGTGAATTCTTCGGTCCTGCTACCGTTGCTAGCGCCTAATAGGTAAACAAGCTCACCAGGGGACGCTAAAGAGAGACTCCTCTCCGCCGTCCCCTGGTAGTTATTAATAATAGTATTTAAGGTATATTATGATAGAAGATGATAAACCACCATTCAGTAAATCATTTGTTATGAAGACTACATTTCGTCACATGAGACGTAGTGTAGATATCAGTATTCGTAAATCATTTGATCGATTTAAAGATTTTGATAAGGATAGTGAAGTAGGAAAAGAGATTATGGAAACTCTTTCTGTATTACATACTGTTCGTAAGGTACTTGATGAATTTCAAGAAAACAATAGACATCTGTTTAGTGATAGTAAATAAAGTAAAAGGATAAAGAAAATGAAACATCTAGTTGGTAAGAAAATTTCTAAAAAAGTAGATTTTATGGGTGATAAAGTTGAAATTAAGAAACTCAATGTTAAAGAAGTTTTAGAAATTCAAGAATCAATTAAAAATATTGATGAAGACAATCAAGTCAAAACATTAAATTCAATCATTCGCATTGCTGTAGTTGGTGCTGATCAGCTAAGCGATGACGAGATTGCAGAATTTCCACTAGAGGAATTAACTACGCTTTCAGCAGAAATTGTTAAGTACTCCGGTATGGCCCAACAAGAGGGAAACTAACGGAAGAAGAATTAGCTATCTATGAATTAGCGTATGAGCTTAAAATGCCAGTGTATGAGGTATTAAGCATGCCATACGAAGAATTTATTGGATGGTTTAAATTCTTCAACAAAAGACCTATTGGATGGAGAGAGGATTATCGCATATCCCTATTGCTTAATGCACAAGGTGTTAAAAAGAAAGGTTCTGAAATTTTCCAGTCAATTAAAATCATGGAAAATGAAAACAGAAAAACTAATGGTATTGATCATAACTTATTAAATATGCTCAAGTCCGCAAAAAATGGCGATAAATGGAATCCAATAATTGAGGAGTAATTATGAATGTAAAAATTCGTGTTGATTACGAAAAAGAAATTGATAGAATTAAAAAAGAAGCTGTAAAGATTGCAAATGGATCCGTACAAGAACGTACTAAATTTGCAACAGAAGCTTTACGTTCTGTTACTCCTGTTGATACTGGCTATGCCGCTAGTCGGTGGCAGTATGAAATGAAAACAATTAATGGAGAAACTGTAGGTGATATTACAAATGATACACCTTATTTAATCTATCTCAATAAAGGTAGTTCTAAACAGGCTCCACCTTTCTTTATCGAACAAACTTTATTAACAATAGGCGAATTATCTGCGCCTGTGAAAT